GAAGCCTGCAAAGTTTGGTGGAATGAAAACGAAGATAGACACGATGATTTTATCAATTTACCAAATTTCAATATAGATACCTTCAAAGAAATTACAGGAATAGACACAGAAGAAAAAGAAGAAAAAGAAGAAAAAGTAACTATTAAAATCAGTAAGAAATCTTTAGAAGCACTAAAGGAAAGTGGTATTGAGATTGTAGAGAAGAAATAACAGCTTGGATTATTGGTGATATAGAAAACTCATTAAAAGAATAACCCCCTACAAGCTAAACTAATAAAATTATGAAAAAATATAAAGACTTTTTAAAAGAATGGGGTGAAAAAGAGGATTTTTACCTTGACCCAGCAGAATTACTAAACAAACCAAGAAGGCTTTTTACAGGATTACAAATAAGATTATACAAAACTTATGTTAAAGGTGAAATAACAAAAGCAGATGTAGAAAAAGTTGAAAGTTACTTAAAAGAAATGGAAAAGGATTTTTATAAAAAACTAGATAAATAACAAGCTAAACATTATAAATTAATTAATAGAGATAAGGAAATATTTAGAAGCTAATTTATAGAAATTATGAGTAAAAAATATAACATTATATATGCAGACCCTCCTTGGACATACAGTAATAGAATGGCGAATGGTAATAAAAAGAATGGAATTGTAAATTTAAAGAGAATTAGGATATCTGATATATATGATACTATGACTATAAAGGAAATATGTAATCTACCTGTAAAAAATATATCTCATGAAGATTGTATTTTGTTTATATGGACAACTGATGCCCATTTAGAAGATTGTTTAAAAGTTATAAAAGAATGGGGTTTTAAATATAAGACAGTAGGATTTAATTGGCTAAAGAAAGAGAAGTCTGGTATTCAATCTTGTTATATGGCACCTTGGACTTTAAAAGGTAGTGAATTATGTTTATTGGCTACTAAAGGAACTATGAATAAATATATGAAGTCAAGAAATATTAGGCAATTAGTAGAAGCTGAAAGAGGAAGACATTCTGAGAAACCAAAAGAAGTTATAGAAAGAATTTATAAAATGTTTGGAGATTTGCCTCGTATAGAATTATTTGCAAGAGAAAAAACAGAAGGTTGGGATTGTATTGGAAATGATATAAGCGGAAAAGATATAAAACAAGAATTAGAAGAATTATGCCGAAACTAAGCAAACAACATAAAAAGAATATAAGTAAAGCAATGAAAGGAAAAATGCCAAAATTTATTCCAAATAATAAAGGTATAATCAGAAGTGAAGAAAATAAGAATAAGATTAGTAAAACTTTAAAAAAGAATTGTAGATGTAGATAAAGAAGGAAATGTAATTGGTATAGAATTTATAGAAGTTCTTTAAAATAAGTTTATAGGGTGAGTTGAGAATGTGTGGCGGAATAGGTAACCGCTTAGGCTAGTCCGACTTGTGAGGAGGTATGGGGGTGCTATTAGGCTAGAAATCAACCCCCTTCGCAAACCCTACCCACATATTATAAGGTGACTATACTAGTATTGGGCGATAGAACGCCTCTAAAATATATCAGACCCTTTATAGGGAACTAGGCAAATCCTTATCGCATTCTCAACCCACCCCGTAAACAAAAAGGAGGAAATCATGTTTACAAAAACAGGTGCATCAATAGTTTGGTTTATTTGTTTCTGTTTATTAACAGAATTTGTAGTTAATATCATTATTATTTGGGACAAAATCATTGTCCTTTGTAAAATCATTTGGAATATATTTTTTGGAGGATAATATGGAAAAATACTTTTATGTATTACTACTATGTCCTAGATGTGGAAGCACTTCAAATCACATGGTAATAATGAACACACAAGGTGTAATTATGGTAATGTGTGAGAAATGTTTTTTAGTTTATAACTGGGGAAGTGCATTATGACTAACCTCCAAAGCTCTTTACTAGGAGAGCTTAAACAAAACCTAGTCCAAAGGATAGTGTAAAAGCTATCCTTTTTTAATTTGGTATGTTATAATTATAGTATATAAATTAACTAATTTTTGGTATGAATAAAAACACAAAAACACTCTTAGGGGTAGAAGCTAGAAAAAAAATAATTTCTGGCGTTAATAAAGTTTATGAACCAGTAGCTAAAACACTTGGACCAAAAGGAAAAAATGCTTTAATTCCAAGAACAATGAATCGAGGACCAAGAAACACAAATGACGGTGTTTCAATTTCTGAAAATATTATATTAAAAAATCCACATGAAAGATTAGTGGCTGATTTCTTTAAAGAAGGAGCTTTAAAAAATAAACAAGTAGTCGGAGATGGAACAACATCAACCACAGTAATAGGTGGTCATCTTATAAATACTATCCTTAAAAAGTTATCCAATGATGATTCCCCAGAACTAGGAAAATCAAAAACAGACAATGATGTAATGGAAACTAGAAGAAAACTTAAAGAAGCTAAAAAACAAGTAATTGAAGAAATAGATAAAAGAAAAAAAGAGGTTAAGACTTTAGAAGAATTAAAGAAAATTGCTTTTATATCAGTAGAAGACAAAGAACTAGCTAATGTAATAGCTGAAATGGTTTGGAAGTTAGGAGTAGATAACTATATTGATGTAGTAGAGGGTTACAAAGGAGAAATAGAAACAGATACAACTTCTGACATGAGATTCCCTGCTAGAGTAGGAGCAAGAGCTTTCATTAACAAACCAGAAATCTATTCAATGGTAGCAGAAGAATGTCCTATTTTATTGACTAACTATAAATTAGATAACCCAACATTAGTAGCACAGGTTATAAATACTAATCTACAAATCAAGAGTAAAGTAGTTGTAATGGCTACAAGTTTCTCTGATAGTGTATTGATAATGTTTCATAAAGCGATTCAAAATGGATTGTTTGTTTATCCAGTTAAAGTGCCTTCACTTAAAACAGATGAATTTGAAGATTTAGCAGTATATACAGGAGCAAGATTTGTCAACAAAGACACAGGAGGTAAATTAGAAAATACATCTCCAACTGATTTAGGATATGCTGATAAAATAATTGTAAAAGATACAGACAATAGAGATTATGCTTCTCTAATTGGAGGAAAAGGCGAAAAGATTAAAAGAGGTAAAGGAAATGTTGTTACAGAAAGATGTGAAATGCTTAAAAAACAAATAACAGAAGCTAAAAACAACCTATCCAAAGAAATACTAAAGAGAAGAATAGCTAACATGGCTTCATCAGCAGGAGTGATAAGAGTTGGAGCATCAACTGATGCAGAGATTCTATATTTAAAACTAAAAATAGAAAATGGAGTAAATTCTTGTAAAGCTTCTTTAAAGGGTGGATATGTAAAAGGTGGAGGACTTTGCTTAAAAGAAATAGCAGAAGAACTACCAGAAAACATCTTAACTGAAACTCTAAAAGAACCATATAATCAAATTCAGAAAAATGCAGGAGGAACACTTAAAATAGATAAGAATGTAATTGACCCAGCAGAAGTAGTTAAACTTACAGTAGAACACGGAGTATCAATCGCACAACAACTTATAACAACAGATATAATCACAGCCGAAGTAGAAGAAATGACAGATGCAGAAGGAAATATGAATATTGCAAAAGCATTAGGAACTTTAACTTACTTCTGGGCTAAAGAAAGAGGAATGATGAAAGAAAGCGATCAAGAAATGGAACTAGACCAAGCAAAAGCTTTTGAAGAAGCTATGTTTAAAGATATTGATTAAAATATGGTATAATATATATATATTATTATAATCCAAATAAAATTATGTCAGGAATAAAAAGATTAACACAAAGTTTAATAGCAAAAAGTAAGAATCTATTATCAGATAAAATAATTTATAAAAAAGATAAAGGGAAACTTGCAAAAGAAATATCACAAGCAAGAAAGAGTGGAGCAACTAAACTTTATAGAGATAAGATTAAAGAGGGTTATGCTTCACTAGGAAAATCTGCACCAAAGAGAGTAGATAAAAGAAAACAACAATCTAAACCAAGTAGTGGTATAGGAGTAGGATTTTAAATATTATGGCTACACAGAAACAAATGAAACTAATAAAACTAATCATTGAAAACCTTGGTAGTAAGAAATCTACTAAGTCAATGGGGGAGTTAATGTTAGAAGTTGGTTATTCACAAGCACAAAGCAAAAATCCACACGAAATATTTTATTCAAAAGCAGTCCAAGAAGGAATAGGAGATTTTGTTAAATCATTAGATGATAAAAGAAGAATGGCTTTGACAAAGATAACAGAAGCAAAGTTAGAAACATCATCAGCTAGAGAACTAGCAGGTATAATGGACACTCTAAACAAAGCACACGAACTCCTTTCAGGTAAACCAACAGAGATAACAAAATATACTTTAAGTAAGGCAGAACAAGAGAAAATAGATAATTTATTAGAGTAATGACAATACAAGAAGCATTAAGCAAAAAAGAAACTCGTAAATACTTATGCGAGAAGTCGTTAATGTATTTCAGTATATATTACTTCACAAAGTTTCACTTCTTTAAAATGCCACAATTCCATAAGGATTGGTATAAAGATTTAATGTTTACAGACTTAACAGGATTGATTCTTGTTACATTCAGGGAGAGTGCTAAAACAAGTATTGCCAAGATTAAACTAATTCATAACATATGTTATTCTAAAAAGAAGTTTATGATATGGACTTCTTATGACCAAGGGAAAGCAGAAGCTAACCTTTACGATGTAGCACTAGAACTACAAACAAATAAAAAGATAATAGCAGACTTTGGTAATCTATTCTTTGAAGAAAAGAGTATTGAAAAGTTTACTAAGAAGAAAAGCATAGGCGAGTTCATTACAACAAATAAGATAAAGGTAAAAGCATATTCAACAGGTCAATCTCCTCGTGGTGAAGTCTATGGAGAGTTTAGACCAGACTTTATTATCTTGGACGATATAGAAACTCTTAAAACAATAGAATCAGAGCCTAAGACTTATGAAGTGATGCAATACATTGACGAACTCTTTTCAGGATTAAGTGGTAATGCTAATGTTTTAGTTCTAGGTAACAGACTTTTAGATGGTGGAAGTATCTCTTATATGGAAGACAAGGTTAAAAACAATCCTAAATGGAAACTACACGATATTCCAGTTATAATCGATGGAGAAATAGTTTGGAAAGAAAAATATACAGAAACAGATTTTGAAGCTGAAAGATATAACAAAAACATAGAAGATGAATTACAACATAAAGTATCACTAGAAACTAAACAGGAGCTTTTGGGTTATCAAGCCTATAACAGAGAAATGCTTAATACTCCTATTACTGATGAAGAACGAGAATTTAAAAAGAACTGGTGGCAATACAGAGATGCAAAAGATTTAGAATTTAAGAAAGTTAGAAGATTTTTAACAATAGACACAGCTATAAGTGAGAAAGCTAGTGCAGATAGCACAGGGATTATAGATAACTCGGTTGACAGTGAGGGGTTTTGGAACTTACGAGCCTATAAATACAGAATAAACCCTAAAGAATTGATTGATTTACTGTTTACTTGGCACAAAGACAGGAACTTTGAAGCCATAGGGATAGAGAAAACAATTTACTTACAAGCTATAAAGCCATTTTTGGACGATGAAATGAGGAAAAGAAACACTTTCTTGCCGATTGTAGAATTAATGCACAACTCTACTGCCAAAGAAACGAGAATAAGAGGGCTAATACCAATCTATCAAAGCAAGTCAGTATTTCATATCAAGGGAGAATGTGAAGACTTAGAAAAAGAAATGTATGTATTTCCTAAAGGAATGCACGATGATGTCCTTGATGCACTTGCTTATCAACTACAAATAACAACATCAAATAGCAGTGGAATGTCCCCAGTAGTATCACAACCAAACTGGAAAGGATTTAACAAAAGGTAAAATTGTATTGTTTTATTAAAATATGGTATAATATAATAAAGGTTAGGGTATTAATCTATCACATAAAAAATGATAAGTAATCTAAATGCAAAAAAAACAATTTCAAGGTATCAGCCAAGCAAAGAAGTGGCTGATTTTACTGCGTTAGTTAAAAAAGATTATCAAGTAGGATATGAGATACTTAACAAACCATTTACAGAACTAAACGACAGAACAGTTTTAAATGATAAAGACCGAGGACAAAAGACTTTCAATGCTTATGTAAATGAAAACATAGAGAACCCAGCAGAACAATGGAAATGGGTTGGAACAAGGAGCAAGGCTAGAAACAAAGCTTTAGCACTCCACGCACAAATCACAGCAGGTTATATTGTGCCTATGTTTATGGCTCAAAATGAAGACGGAGAAGAAGACCAAGACTTTTCAGATATAATGCGAGATGTAGTTGATTGGATGATTCACAATTCAGAGTATAAAACATCTTTCTTAATGGTAGTAATGGGAATGTTAATGAATCCTGTAACCTATTTAGGAGCAGAGTATTTAGAAGTTTACCAAACTATCAAAGAAAGACTTGATACAGGTGGATATTCAAAGAAAGAAGTATTAGATGAAGTCCTTTCAGGATTTAATGCTCCTGTTTATTCAGCCGACCAGATATTGATAATGAATGCCTATGAGCAAAACATTCAAAGACAAAGAGCTATATTCAAACGAAGATACATTGATTTTGAAGAAGCCAGAGCAGTTTATGGAGAACATGCTAACTTTGAATTTGTGCAAGCAGGACAAAAAACACTCTACGATAACAACGATGAAATGTTTTATGATACTAAAGATGACGACCATAGCTTGTTAGTAGAAGAATGTATTTATATAAATAGAATGGAAGATATAGAAGCTCCTTTTGTTGGAGGTATTTATTTAGGAGAAGAAGATGTAACAGGTAACAGAATACAACACAGAGATAATCAAAACAGACCAAAGTATAATGTTGTGCCTTTTGGTTATCAAAGAATCACAGAACACTTTTATTTTTACAAGTCTTTAATGAATACACAGTATTGGGATAACCTTTTATTAGATGCAACCTATGAACTAGGAATGAATAGAATGTTTTTAGATACTAATATGCCAGTAGCTATTTCAGGAGTAGATAAAGTAGATAGCGAGGTAATATTCCCTTCATCAGTTGTTGCCCTTACAGATAAAGATTCAAAAGTAACTCCACTTCTTCCGTCAGCTAATATGGGTAATGTTTTTGGAGCTATGAATGTAGTTGAAAACTCAATGGACGAAAGTTCTGTATCAAACCAAACTGCAGGACAAATTGGCGACCCTAACCAAAAAGCCACAGCTATAGTAATAGCAGACCAAAATGCTAAGAAGATGTTGCAAGGAGTAGGTAAAACTTTAGGAGAAAGTGTAGTCCAATATGGAGAGTTGATGTCAGACATTGCTATTAATCATTTAGCTATACCAGAGATAGGAGAAATGATAGGCGACCAATCACAACTTAAATACAGAACTCTTATTTTAGATAAAAGAAATGTTGGAGGTAAACAAGTTAGCAAGGTATTAAAATTTGATGCTGGACTTCTAGGAAGTGAAATGACAGACGAAGAAAAGACCAAAGAAGAACTTAAAATGCTAACAGATATTAAATATCCTAAACACAAACAGCATTTATGGAGAATCAACCCAGAGTTATTTGCCAAGAGAAGATACCTAACAAGAATAGAACCAGGTCTATTATTCCCAAAGAATGAAGAATATATCCAAAATGTAGCTACACAAATGTATGGATTATTAAGACAAGACCCATTAGTAGAGCCAGAAGCACTTGTTAGAGAAGTAGTCCATTCTTTCTATCGTGGTAGAAGTGAAGAATTTATATCAAAACAGACACAGAATGTAATGGGACAAGTAGAACAACAACAAAAACAACCAATACCAGTTAAGAATGACAATAAACAACGAACTATTGCTGGAGTCGGACAGTAATGTGATATAATTATAAGTAATAAATTAAATATATGAAAATAAAAAAATACATTTTGTTAAATGAAGTTAAAGTTGAAAGAGCATTAGCAGGTAATCCTAATTCATCAGGAACAGCAACTACAAAAGTAGTTAGAAAAGCAGACGGAACTTATGATGAAGCAGAGTTATTAGCTTACTACGATAGATTGGGAGGAGCTATTAAAACAATCAAGGAAGATAGTGATGTAAAAATGGGTTCTTTCTGGGATTTTGAAAACAATAAAATGTTTGAAAAGCCAGTAGTTAAATTAACTTTCAGAATCAACGGTAAAGTAATAGACACCGAAGAAGAAGGAGAGTTACCAGCTATCGTTAAAGCAAAACAAGAGTTAGACAAAGAAGAGAAGAAATTAAAAACAATTAACAAGAAATAAAGATGAAAAATTGGATAATTAAAAAACTAGGTGGTTTTACTTCAACAGATGATTTTATTGAAAGAGTAAACGAATTAGATTACTCTGACAAGCACAAAATCCTCACTAGAGCAGTAAAAAAGAGTTTTACAGCAATAGATGAAGATGACATCTTAACCTCTGTTACAGACCAGAAATGGATTTATGCAGGAAGAGAATTAACCCAATTAGAAATCAATTCTTTGAAAGAGTTTGCCGAAAGTTTCAAGAATAGTTTATTATTCCAAGTTTTAGATAAAGATTTAAAGTATCAAGCTAATCGGAAGATGTTTATAGAGAGTAAAAACACCGAAGATTTAATAGCTGGTAAATTACTTCTTTATTTGTGGGATGTTGTGAAAACACGACTTAAAAGAATTTGAAAATTTAATATAAAAATACTTGCTGGGTATGGCAATTTTGAGCGGCTTGATTGAGTTGTAAATGATACCCCGTTTACGACTCGTTCATACCGCTTAAAGCGGTATTTTTATATATATACGGATTTATCCGATTGCTCACACATTAGCATTAAGTGATACCTGACGAGGTTACAAAAAATACGATAAAACATGACAGAAAAAGAAACTACTGAAAAAGTAGATACAACTGAAGAAGTTGTTGAAGAATCGGTTGAACCTATTGAAACCAAAGAGGAAGAAGTAGAGGAAACCACAGAAGAGGAGATAGATTATGACGCTATAACAGCCGAAGAGGAAAAGAGAGCAGACCCAATCAAGGCACAAGAGGCTTTCAAAAAACGAGAAGAGAAAAGGGAAACCGAAGCTCCTATTGTTGATGAAGATAAGCCACTTACAAATGCCGAGGTTAAGGAAATGCTTAAAGATAATCGTCAAGTTGTTAGAAAGGAGTTTGAGCAAGATAGGGCTATGGAAATTGCCAAAGCTAACACTTCATCAGAAGCAGAAGCTAAAGCAGTTATCGCCTTTTGGAAGAATCGAGTAGTTCCAACAGGTAACCTTGAAGAAGATGTTTTATTCGCACTAGGAGGATTAGACCGTAAAAAGTTAATTTCTAAAAATAAAGAATTATCTAGGGCTTTGAATTCTAAGGACGGAGTTAAAAGAACATTCGCTACAACTCATAGGGAAACACCAGAAGGTAGTAAACCTAAACTTTCATCAGCAGATGCCGAAGGTTTGAAATCAGCAGGATTTACATGGGACGGGAAAAAGAGACTTTATAAAAAAGCTCTTCCTAAAGGTAAATTCTTATGGAAAGAACCAAACGGACAATCTTGGGTAGCATAAAAATCTAAACTCCTCAATTTATCAAAGTAATAATACGAAGACAATCAATAAATAAATTGTCGGCGATAAATTATGATAGGAGATTTAAGAGTAATTGGACCAAATGCAGTTATTAAGAGAAATATTGCTGCTGGTGGAACTGCTATTTCAACAGGAGAACCACTTCAAGCCGCTATTACTTCCAGTTCTGGTGTAGCATCAGCCAATGTTATGGCTTTAGCAGCAGCAGACTTTCCAGTAGTTTCAAGTGGAAACTATAGATTTGGAGGTATTGCAATTAAGAATTCACTTAATGTAGCCGCAGGAACAACCAAAGCACAACTTATTCCTTGTGCTTGCCCAGTGCCTTTTATTGGAAAAATAAGAGCTAAGGCAGAAACAAAAGCGAGTATTGATACCGCAGCAGAATTGTTAGCAATCATAGGCGACTATGTTTTAATTGACTATAATTCAACTGGAGGTTCAGATGGTGGAGAACTTTACACCATTAAAGAAACTGCTTCAGCAGATACATCAGGATTAGAAATCGTTGGTGGAAATATTTCTAGAGGAACTCTAGATGTTGTTTGTGATGGAGATATTTACAGATTTGACAGAAGTTAGGGGTTAGGGGTAATAAGGGGTTAAACTTACTAATCATTTATATCGTGATAAATTCAACTAAAAGAGTCCCTTGGAATAAAGGATTAAAAATAAAAGACACCCATCCACAAATGGGTTTCAAGAAAGGAAATAAATTGTGGGATAATCCAAAATCTACTGTAAAACAGTTTCCTAAAGGAAAAAGTTTTTCTGAAGATACTCAATTCAAAAAAGGTGATACTTCATTAAGAAAAGGTGTTGTATTACCAGACGAAATGAAAGGAGAAAATCATCATTGGTGGATTAAAGACAGAAGTAAGTTGAAAAAGAGTGAGAAAAAGCATTTATGCACTCGATACCGTCAGTGGATGTTTGCAGTTAAAAATAGAGACAACTGGAAATGTAAAATCACAGATGAAAATTGTAGTGGTCGAATAGAAGCACATCACATTCTTAATTGGGTAGATTACCCTGAATTACGATATAATGTTAATAATGGTATCACACTATGCCAAGCCCATCATCCAAGAAGTAGGGCTAAAGAGAAACGGCTAATTTCTAAATTTAAGGAATTAGTGTCAGTATCAAGTGTCTTAATTTGCAAAATATAGGAGGACACACAACTCAACTTTCTCCAGATGCTTGTCAAACAGCCATTGATGGTGTTGCTTGGGAAGAATACATGAGAGAACAACAACCTTCTTATCTTTCCGCTAGAGATGAATTCTTTTTCAATCAAAGTGGAGATGATAAAATGGTTTATATTTGGGATGAAGATTCAAATGTAGGTTCTTTTGATGAAACAGGAGAACAAGAAGATATTACTGATTCAGATACAAGAATTGGTAATCAGACTTCAAAAAGACAAGTAAAATGGACTAAACAAGTTCCAGTTTCTTTTGAAGCATTTAAGACCGACCAAGTAGGAAAACGACAGAGAATTGGTAACCAAATTGGAGACAGAGCAAGATTAACACAGGACAAGAGGACTATTCTTGATACCTATGGAGATGCTTTCGATGGTTCAATTAATACCACTCCTGGCGGAGATGCTTGGGCTTCAGCAACACATACAACTTTACAAGGTTATACAGTAGATAACCTTGAAACAGGAGCAATGAGTGCTGACAATATGTGGACACAAGTTCAAACACTTACAGACCAATTAGCACAAGACGGTGAATTGGGAGGTCAAGTATTTGAAGGACTTGTTGTGCCATTTATCCTTTACAAGACAGCTAAAGAAACAATGAATTCTCAACTAGCACCATTTTCAGCAGAAAATCAAATCAACATATTTGATACTGACTACGGAACAGTTAGAATCGCTGCTTCAGCATTTTTGAATTCTTCACAGAATACAAACTCAAATGCAAACACTTCTTACCACATGGTTTCAAGAAATCACATGGCACAGAGAAAAGTTTTAGCAGATCTTTCTTCTTCAATGATTGAACCTAAATATACTAGAAATGATAACTATGTTATGAGGTCTAGATTTATGGAAAGTCATTTCGTTGAAAGTTGGACAGGATATGTCGGAATAAACGGAACATCTTAATTATTACCTAATCAATCAAATATTATGAATACAAAAAACATAATTATAGGAATTCTTACAGCAATATTATTGTTTGTTGGAATTCAAAGTTTGGTTGGTAAAATTAATCAATCAGACGGAGTAGGAGGTGGGAGTCGTTATCCTAGTGGTTTAAGTGCAGATAGCACTTCGCCATCAACAGGAGAAGTTAGAGGAACAACCTTTACTTCAACAGGAGCGGCAACACTTGGAGGTTCACTATCTGCTGGAGCAACTTCAGTAGAAGGATTCACACAAGGTGGAACAGCTACAATATTAACTGATGTTAATGGGGGAACTTATACCCTTACACAAGCAGAGTTAGTTGCAGCAGGAACACTTGAATTCACAGCCAGTGGTGCAGGTATGGAAGTTATTGCTTTAACAATGCCAGCAACATCAACCATGACTACATTAATCCCCAATGCGGGAGATTGTAGAACTTGGTTGTATGATGCTAGTGGTTTAGCAGCAGCTACAACTACAACAATGACAGCAGGAACAGGACATAATATTATCGCTTACACAACAGATGATGATGTTATAGACGGAGCAGAATTTTCACAAATTCAAATGTGTAGAAAAAACGATGGAGATGTTAATACTATCGTTACAGAACTACTACATGCCGACTAATGTTCTAACTCAGACCTTCTTCAAAAGGAGGTTTGGGATTAGAACATTAGAATTATTAACTTATTAAAAATTATAATGGAAAAATTTAAAACAATATTTTATACAACACTTATAGTAGTAGGAGTTATCTTTATAGGATATTCCGTAAAAACTAAAAATGTCGGTGGTGGAGTGAGTGTAAACAGATCTTGCACAACTTATTCTTCAACATCAGCAGTAATAGGAAATGACTTGTCTTCAACTCTTTTAACAGCCTATTCAAACAGAGCCTATGCAAAGATTGAAGTATTAGATAACTCAACAGATATATTTAATCTTTCTTTTGATGAAGGAGCGAGTGCAGAAGTAGGAAAAGGAATGTCAATCTCATCTTCAACACCATTTGTAGAATTTGGACTAAACACAGACTTCCCCTATGTAGGAGCAGTAACAGGAATTACAACAACAGCCTCAACAACAGTTCAAATCACTACCTGCCGTTATTAGTAAAAAAATAAAACTATGTCTATATCAATACTAAATATAAAAAATAGTCTTTCTCCAATGATACATTCAGGAACACTTAATAAAGTGCGAAATGTTTATGATTTAATGGGAAGAGTAGCTAATGTAGTTACAGCAAAAATAAAACCCATAGAAACTATGAGAGTAATTGGATTATCTGATACAGTGCATGATGTTTTATATAAATATTCTTTACCTAGTGATTTTGGCTCTCTAATAGACATTTACCCACAAGCTAATAGAAACAGTAGTGATATGAGTAGGAGAGTGTTAGCACAGAGTTTTGACCTTAGAAAAGCCCTTACAAACAAGACTGTATCGGTAGAAGGCAGTGAAGGTTCTAAAATAATCAAAATTGACTGGAATATAAGAAGTGCAAAGACTTTGCATAATATGAATACTTATGACGGAAATGGAACTTGGGAAGCAGTGGGAACAGCCAGCAATATAGTTACAGATATAATTTATAAATATTCAGGTGGTGGTTCTGTTAGATTTGACATCGCAGCCGATGGAGATGGAATCCAATGTAATGATATGAATAAAACTGATTTATCTGACGAAGACGAAGTAGCAGATATGATAATACCAGTTTACTTACCTTCAATCACAGGATTAACAAGTATTACTGCTTTATGGGGAAATACTTTAACCACAGCTTATTGGTTAGGAGTAGCTCAAACAACACAAGCAGACGGAACATCATTTAGAATAGGTTGGAATATAATAAAAATACCTTGGTCAACAGCCACAGAAACAGGCACAGTTGACCCAACAGAAATAGACACAGTTAAATTAACCTTTCAAACAACAACAGCCATTTCAGATATACGAGTAGATAATATCCAATTCGCTATTGGTTATCCTTTTGATATTAAATATTATTCAAAGTTTTTGTTTAAAAATTCAGCAGGAACATTTATAACTCAACCAACTTCTGATGATGATGTTTGTGTTTTAGATAATGATGCAATTCAGATATTCAATTTAGAATGTTTAAAGGCAATGGCTCAACAAATGCAGGGTTCAGATTCAGCTTTTGATATGAATTACTCAAATGGAGAGTTAAAAGACTTAATTGACGGATATAACGGAGAATACCCAGACCAAACTAAAAAAGCCATACAAAGTTATGGAGGATTACCTAGATTTAATAGATAATTATGCAAAAATTCAAACTTCGTAAAGAAATAACAGGATATGTAACAAATGAGGAATCTACAAGCGAAAAAGCTTTAGCTCATCTTGTTTCAGGTTCTCAAAATGTTTTAACTGACCCTCGCTTCGGTAAATTCGGTAGCAGAGGTGGTTATTCTTTACTTGGAGCTTTAAATACAGCATTAAAACCTGTAAGACAAGAATTTGACTGGATTACAACTGACGGAGCAGAAAGAAGTTTAAGGTGGTATGACGATGAACTAGAAGCCTATTTAGGAACGATCGACGGAGTAAAATTAAATGCTTGGACTAGAATTGCTAACAGTTTATCCACAACTGCTACACCTAGAGCAACAACTTGGTGGGATAACACAGAAAAGATTAAATTAATGTTATTCGTTCAGGGAGATGATAATATTTATTCTTGGAGTGGAGCTATTACAACTCTTAAAAGTGTTACTTCAAATACAATTACAAAAAATGGAACAGATACTTTTGCACAAGCAGGTTTTTTAACAACAGGTAAAGTATTAATCAACGGAACAGAATATACATACACAGGAGGAACAGCTACAACAACTTTAACAGGAGTTACAGCAGACCCAAGTAGTGAAGCATTAAATAGTGTAGCTTCTCAAACAGTAGATACACAAGCTAACGAACCAACAGCCGATAGAATAAACGATTATATAATGGAGTTTGAAAATCAAATTTATCTTGGTTCAGCTGACGATAACCTAGCTTATATTTCAAAGAATAGTGATTACAAAGACTTTTCAGAATCAACACCAAGACTTGCAGGAGAAGGAGCATTGCTAACTTTAGAAGGAGCTTGTAAAGGTTTCGGTGTATTATCAAAAATACCTGTTATATTTTCAGGTAAAGATTCACTTTACACAGTGGAATTTACAGACATAGAAATAGGCACAACCCTTTCAGAACAAATCAAGATTAAGAAACTAAAAACAGGTTCTAACCAAGGACTTTATAATCAAGAAACAGTAGTGCCAATAGGAGATTCACTTTTATATCTTTCAAATGAGCCAGCTTTAAGAATGTTAGAAACAACAAGTCAAGCAAATCAACCACAATTAAAGGCTTTATCTAATCCAATTAAACCAGACTTTGATGCAGAAGATTTCACAAATGCAAATGCAGTATGGCATAGAAATAGATATTACCTATCAGCACCCAATAATTCAAAAGTTTATATATTAGAATATGTAGAAACAGCAGACGGAACATTAAAGAGATTTTGGCAAACACCACAAATTCTACCAGTTAGATGTTTTTCAGTAATAGACCAAACACTTTATGGACATTCAAATGCAGTGCCAGAGAGTTATTTATTATTCAATGGAACATCAGACAAAGTTTATGACAATATGGCAGTGAAAGATAAACTTTCAATTAATGCAATCGCTAAACTTTCATACAGAACCTACGGGGATAGAGTAAATTTAAAAACACATGATGAATTTTATTCAGAAGGTAATATTGCAGGTAGCACAGATGATTTAAAGTTAAAACTAAAATACGACTTTGGAGGAGCTACACAAGATAATGAATTTACAATAGACGGAACAGATAATGACATAGTATTCCAATCAATAGAAGATACTGCTTTAGGACAACAACCTTTAGGCTCACAGCCTTTAGGTGGTGCAGTTCAAGATACACCAGACCTATCAAGATTCAGAACAATCTTTGAAATGCCAAAAGAAGATTTTCACGAATTGCAAGAAATTTATGAAAGTAACGGAATAGATAAGGCTTGGGAAATTATTAGTTCAGGAGCTAACACTCAAATATCTCCAAACAGGGACACAATTATTCGTCAATAACCATTTAAAATGGTATAATGTAAACAACTATGAAAAATCTATTAAAAAAGTCAATAATTCCAGTAATAACACTTATTTTATTATTAGGAGGAGCATACCAATATTTTTACGAAAAACCTGTTGAATTAATTTCTTTGGGTTCGCCTGTGATTAAAACAGCAGGATTAGGAGTTTATAGAATCGCTGGAAGTGGTATTTCTTCAAGTGCTACTTCTGTAACTCTAACATCATTGACTTTAACCCAAAACGATTATCCTATTCAAGATAGTGATTTATCTGATACTTTTTATATGACATTAGAGCCAGGGGACACCAATAGACAAGAATTTGTATCCTGCACCACTGTTGGAACGAATACTGGAGGGAATGTAACCATTTCAGGTTGCACCCGTGGTATAAGCCCAATTTCGCCTTATACAGCTAGTTCTACACTACAATTTAGCCATTCAGGAGGAGCTAAAGCAATATTCTCAAACTCTCCTAGTTTATACGACCAAGCAACCTTTAAAGGAAATGCAGAAACTATTTCAGGACTTTGGACTTTCGCTTCAACAAGTATTCCAACTTTAGATGTTTATGTAGCACCAACTTTAGACGCACAACTTGCACCTAAAAAATATATGGACGATGCAATCATAGCAGGAGGAACAGACGGAGGATTTGCAACTAAAGGAATTTACGAACAAGCCACTCAAATTGAAATGGCTTCTTCAACAGGAGCAATAGGAAGTCAAAAAGCATTAACTGCTTTATATGCAACATCAACACCAACAGTAAGAGGACTTTATATCCCAGTTTCAGAAAATGACGGATTTTTAAGCCAATTATGGTTAGACCTTACAGAAAACTTTGCTTTTAGTGGAACTAATACATTTTCAGGAACACAAACATTTTCAGGAGAAAATACATTCACAGCAACTTCAACAATGGCAACAACAACGGTTACTGATTTTACAGCAAGTGGAGATAGTTCATTACAAACAGTAACATCAACAACACTAACTAATTCAGGCACAGCTTCAACTACTGATATGATTATTAGTGGAACACAAACAGGTGGAGCAATGACTTATACAGCTTCTTCAACAGCATTCACAGTAGCATCAGGGACAGCAACATATACAGGATCAATTCCAACAACAGCTAATAATGGTATGGGAAAATGGAAAGTTAATAACTCTATTGATGGCGATTACAAGCAAGGAACTTTTGTTATAAATCGAACTGGCTTAACAACATTCCAATTTGAAAGTAGTGAATCTAATAATAATTACATATACGCAGTAACTTGGAGTGGGGCTAATTTTGTCGTTCAAGAAAATTCTGACTCATCAACTTTAATGTCGTTATCAGGGACAGTTTACTGGTATAAATAAAAATAATATTATGGCAGAAAAATCACAACAACAAATAGTAGACGAAGTAAACATCGCAGGAACAAGAGTTAATAAATAAATAATATGCCTTTAACAAAAGAACTAACAGAAAAATATTTTGAAACACAAAGCGGACTAGCAAACCCAGCTTCTCCTTTAGCTTATGCAAAATCACTAGAACCTAAAAATGAGGTTAGTGTTTTATCAACAGATAGTGGAGAAAATGCAAAAATAAAAGCAGATGAAACTAAAGCAAGATTAACTCCAGAAGAAACCCTAGACCAAGGAGGAGCTTTAATCAACGGGCAAACACCAACAAACAAAGCAACACAAACACAGACAAATCAACTAACTGGAGAAGTAAGGGAAATACAACCTTTAACTATTGTGAACCCAGAAACAGGTCAAGAAGTAACTTTCAACAATCCAGATGTTAATTACCAAAATATACAAAACTATATTAATAAAGGTTTTGAAGTCGTTGAAGGTGCTTTACCTAGTGGAGTATCATCAACACCAATAAGTGAAACAGAACAAAATCAATTAAATCAATCACAACAACAAGTAGCCACAGCTAGAAAAGATTACGAAACAGCAGTATCTAATTTGCAAAACTTAGACATTTCAGCAGACCCTCAATTCCAAGCAATATCAAAAGGGATTACTTCAATGTGGGATACTAGAATAACAGAAATGGAAAATGCTAACGAAAGCAGACAAGCCAGTTTATCTAAAACAGGTATTCGTTTAGGAAGTCGTTTTGTAGCTAGAGGAGAAACTTTTGGAGGTTTAATCTCACAGGAAGAAAAAGACGGTATTACTAGAGTTACAGAATACGAATCACAAAAAGCCACTGCTTTAGCTAATGCAGAAATAGCCTATAGAAATGATAAATGGGACGAATATGTTGATTTAGTAACTATTGCAGAAAGTAGCTATGAAAAATCTATCACAGAAATGGAGAAATTAAATGAGATAGCGATAGAGAAGAATAAAGCGATTGCAGAAGAAAATCAAAAATCATTAGTAGATGATGCAGTTTATAATATTCTAGCAGAAGGAGTTACAGACACAGCAAGTGTATTCGCTAAATTAAGAAATCAAGGAATAAAAACAACAGCCGAAGATGTAAAAAGTATTATAAGTTCGTTCATACCAGAACCATCAAAAGATACTACAAAGAGTGCCTTTGAATTTAGCTCAACTAATGCTTCTAAATTAGTAGCTAGTGGAATGAGTGGGGAAGATATACAAGCCACACAAGATGTAATTAATAAACATGGACTATATGGAAGTGTTCCTGAATTAGAAGGAAAATCACTTGCAGAATTTGTAGGAGATAAACAACTAAAAACAATTAAAGATATTTTATATCCAAAGAAAGAAACAGGAGCTACTGCTGGAACAGGGGATTATAAAACTAATATTCTTATTCCTAGAATTGGTAAACAAATATATGGAACTAGAATTTCAGACCTTGAAACAAAAAGAGTAGAAGGATTCGTAACACAAGGAATGTCTTTAGGCAAAGACCAATATGAAATTATTGATGATGTCCTTGGTTATCAAGTAGAAAGAAACAAACCACTAGCAGATGGATTAAGAAATACTTTACTAGCAACAGTTGGAGAAAATGGTTTATTCGGGTTTGATATGCTTGGACTAGCACGACTTATAAATATGGGAGAAGATATGGCGGCGGTTAGAAAAGTTGAAAATTCAAAGATGTTAGAAGCAAAAAACTTAGTAGGTAACGATAGTTTTGTTGCAGAAGCAGATGTTAGTTACATTAATAATAAAGTAAATGATATTACTGATTTATTAGGAGAAGGATTCTTTAATGAAGTTGGAGCTTTCACAGGAACATTTAATGCTTGGTTAAACAAAAAAGGATTTAGTAGAGGTCAAGCAACTAAAATTAAAGCAAAAGTAACAGCAATAATAGCCGATATGGTAAACAAGAGAGCTGGTTCAGCTATTACAGAAGAAGAATGGAATAGAATTGTCGCACCAAATGTTCCTGATATGGGAGATAGTGCTAAAGCATTTAATGAAAAGTTAGGAGAATTAGTAGGAGATACTTTGGAACGATATAATTCACAAAGAAAAATGGTTGTGTTACCAGAACTTTCAAGAAACAATATAAATAATCCTGAAACAAGGATTGATTTATATGGAGGAGGAGATAATGAAGAAGCAAATAAAAATTCAATTATAGAATATGGACAAAACAACCCAACAGCACAAGCAAGTATTACAGGAATGATTGCTGATGGTAAAAATTATTCAGAAATTAAATTAATATTAGGATTATGACACCAGAACAAATAGCATTAGAAAGAGAAAAATATGGATTACCAGCAGAAGGACTTGGTAGCAATACACAGACAAATGATAAATTGTCTGAACTTAATCGTGCTTGGGGTATTTCTGAACAAGTTGAACAACCACAAGAACAAGAAGGATTTTTACAAACAGTTGGTAAAGGTGTAGATAAATTAAAACAATCAATAACTCAAAGAGGTGGAGAAGCTGTGCAAAATATAAAAGACTTTGAACAACCAACAGCACCAGTTTCTATTTTTGGTAAAAAAGAAGAAGGAGAAGGTCAAGGTATTGCTAGAACAGGATTAAGAGCTTTAGGTTCTGTTGCTAAAATAGGAACTGACTTTTTAGGTGGAGCTATCGGTGGTGCTACTGAAAAAATATTTTCAAGTTTAAGTCCAGAAAAACAACAATCTTTAAAGGATATAGGAAGTGAATTATTACAAAGTGAAGCTGGTAAAACAGCTATTATTGCAGTTGAAGGTGGTATTGATACTTGGAAAAAATTTGAGGAAGCAAACCCTGAATTTGCAAAAGACTTGAAAGATTTAACTGTAATAGGAGATGTAGTTTCTACATTTGTTGGTGCTGGAGCATTAAAAAAACCCATTGAAACAGGAATTAAGAAATCACTAGGGAAAGTAGGTCAGATTGTTTCAGAAGCACCACAAGTAATTAAAAATTTAAACCCAACAGAGTTTTTACAAAAGTTTAGACCTTCTGAACTTATAGAAAATACACAAAATTATCTTTCAAGAAAAAATGTTGGAGAAAACTTCGAACAATCTATAACTAGATTAGCACCAGATGAACCACTAAAAAAATATAATGAGTTTTTTGAACAAGAAGTTAAATTTAAAGGAGATATAAAACAAGATACATCTATTGGAGTTGTTGGTAGTAGAATTGGAAATGCTTATGATAAAGTTATAAATATCAGAAGAGCATCAGGACAAAAGATGGGAGATTCTCTTAAAGAAATTGCAGATATTAAAACAGAAATAACAGACACTTTTACAAAATTTGAAAGTGAATTGTTAGAGAATGGAGTGAACTTTACAGATGGTAAATTAACTCTTTCAAGAACATCAAAGATAACACCACAAGACAAAACTTTAATTGAAACTTATGTAGAACAATTAAATCAATTAGGAGACACACCGACAGTTGGCGAGATTGATGCTTTCTTGAGTAGAGTTAGAGGTGAAATTGATATTTTCAAAGGTAAAAATAATATAACTAAAACTACTAATGGAGAAAGACTTGTTAAAAGTAATTTAAGTGCTATTAGGAACGAACTATCTCCAACAAAAAATCCTCTATTCGATGATTACTTTAAAGCACGAACTGATTATGCTTCTCTTTCTAATTTCTTAGATGAAGGAGCTTCTTTCTTAGGAAAGAAAACACAAACAGGAGATTTTGCAAAAGATGCTTCACTTGCTAAGAGTTCAGTTCAATCAATATTAAACCAAGGGAAGAAAGATTGGTTATTAATATTAGAAGATTTAACTGGTTATCAAGCACTTGATGAATCAGTATTAGCATTACAAGCTATGCAAGATGCAGGAAACTTCAGAGGAAGTTCACTACTAGAATTATTGACAGAAGGTTCAAAAGTTCCAACATCAGCAAAAGACATTCCAACAAAAGTGTTAGAAGCTAGTTCTAAGTTTGCTAGTAAAAAGTTTGCTGGAAGTCCAACAGAACAGACAAAGAGAACCATTGAAGAAATCCTTAAGCAGTAAAAGTAATTCCAATTACAATAATATAAATTAGTATCATTGGAGGGAATACTACAGCAAGTCCTATAAGCCCACCAAATAATAATATGTTTCCAAAGTTTTCCATAATAGTTCTTTTAAAGTTAAATAATAAGTTTAGTGCCACTTCACGACCCCCTTACATTTAGGGTAAAGTGAACAACCTAAAAAGTCTCCGTATTTGCTTTGTCTTAAAACAAGCTTTCCCTTTTTGCAAAATGGACATATATCATTGTCTTTTGCTTCAGGGATAGTCTTTGCTTTACTTTTAAGCTTCGGTGTATGTATTCTCATTGATGTTCCAATACTTCCTTTCATAGTTTTTCTTAATTTAATTAATAACCAGTTTGGTAGTTCTTCGTAAGAGTTACATATATTACAATATAACTTTAATTCTTTAGTAGCATCTCTTTTAAAGAGTAACATACTTAATTTACATTTACTGCATATCTTTTCAATTTTGTATTTCTTGTAATTCATAAATGGTTACCCTTTCTAAGATTGTTTTAAGTAGGCTTTTCTATCAGTAATGTTTTCCTTTAGGAAAACTTACATTGGTATTATTGGTGTAAGGATACTAGATAGAATATCAAAAAAAGAAATTATGTAATTGTCTGAATATTAAACGGTATTGATTTAGAAATAGTTTTACAATGCATTACTGCCTATTAGCCATCGTTAAAGTTTAATTAGCGGTATTTGTTTACCATGTTCTTGAGTTGGTATCTATTTAAAGGCGATACACCCCGTTATAATCATTATTGAATAGTGGATTATATAAGGCTCACTATATAAAACAAAAGTGCAACACTTGATTAAGAAGCATTGCACTTTTGCTACCAGCTCTTAATCAACTGATGAATTTTTTATTTGTCTTAACTGGAATTATACACCAATCACTTATTATTTGCAAACTTTATTTATAAAATCATTAAAAAATGTTATAATAGAACAAAACAATATGTCAACCGAAAAACTAAAAAAAATAATAGCACAAAGAAAAGACCCAAATCTTGCCATTTTAAGCATGGTAGAAGACATCAAGCAAGAAGCTATGCAAATAGCAAAAGAATCAGTTAAAGAACAGTTTTCAGCCTTAGAAGACAAACTACAAAGCATAGTAGATAAGAAAGAACCTACATCTAATATGGATTTAGTAAATAAGATTACTAGAAATGTTTTAGCAGATATTAAAGGAGAACAGGGGGATAGTGTAAAAGGAGATGATGGACTTACTCCAACTGATGAAAAATTACTTAGTTTAATAGAACCATTAATCCCAGAAGTAGAAAATGGTAAAACACCAACTAAAGAAGAAATACTTGATTTAATAAAACCTTTAATTCCAGAAGTAACAGACGGAGCAACTCCAACAACAGAAGAATTAATTTATTTAATAACTCCATTGATACCTACATTTGACATACCAAAAGACGGAAGCCCAGATAAACCAATAGAAATTTCAGATAAACTAAACACCTTAGAAGAAAAGGTAGAAGTAAAAGTAATCAAAGGATTAAAAGCAATACTACAAAAATTAGAAAACGGAATTAAAACAGTCGGTCAAAGACAAGGTGGTGGAGGAGGTGGAATGGGACTACCAGTTCATCAAAGTTTTAGTGTAGGAAGCACAACGACTACCGTAACACTTTCAAACGAAGTTGCAGCTAATGGAAATGCTATTTGGGTATTCTACAACGGGCAATTTTTAGTTAAAGGAACACACTATACAATATCAGGAAAAACATTAACATTTAACGATGCATTTACAGACTCAACATTTGTAGATATCACCTTTATAAGGACTTAATATGAAAAAAATAATATTTACAATTTTAGCGATACTATTACTACCAACAATAACATTTGGTGCCTTTAGATTATTACAGGTCGGACAAGGAGGAACAGGTGCAGGAACTCTAACACAAGACGGTTTCTTAGTAGGTAATGGAACTAACCCAATAACATCAAGTTCAACACCTCACTTTGTAGGGGCAACATTTGAGAATCTAACAGGAGGCGATATAACTGCCGACAACATAACCACAGGAACTATAACAATAACAGGAGTAGTAGCAGGAGATATAGATATGGGAGGTTTTGACATAACAAACGGAGGAACAGCTACCTTTGAAAACTTCCAAGCTACATCTACAACAGCTACTAATTACTTTATGGGGAATGTGGGGATTGGGACAACGACTCCAGAAAGGTTGCTTACTGTATATGCAAATGATGCTTTAACTTCTTCTCATATTTTAATTGACCAAGATGGTGCGGGGGATGCAGGTATTGGATTTAGAAACAATGATGCGGCTTGGGGAATTGGTGTAGATAATAGTGATGGTGATAAGTTTATAATTGGACAATCAAGTTCCATAGGTTCAAATCCAATGGTAACGATTTTACCAATTTCAGGCAAAGTCGGCATCGGGACGACGAGTCCAGACGAAAAGTTATGTGTGGTTGGCAACGTAGTTGTAGGCGACGCAACCGTAGGCACAAGCGGAACAAGAGTTTTAATGTTAACTAATGGAACAATACCTTCCA